GGTGTAAGTCAGAACCAGAAGTGGAAAAAGAATAATCAAGACTGTCAACGAGTAAATCATCAACAGAAATATGTAGAACATTGGCGAGATCAATCAAGGTTGGCAAACTGGGAGTCTTAGTGCCACTTTCAAGGTAAGCAATATATTCACGACTACAGTTGGTCAAGGCTGCTAGCTTTTCTTGAGTTATATTGAACTTCAAACGATAAAAACAAATTCGTTTCCCCAAAGCAATACAATTAATGGACATACAAAACATTCCTTTCAAATGCCCACATAAGTTAATACTATTATTTTTGATTTTTAGCACTATAACAATAGAAAAAAGCCAAATGCATAGCTCAGAATTCGGTGGGTACACCTCTAGCAGTTGTGTATTCTGAGAGCGAAATGTAAACTACTGGTTTACATTTCGATGCACATGTAAACTGGTGGCTTACAGAAAAAAACATCTGACAAGCGTATAATAAAAGCATGAAATCAAACTGTGAAACTAAAGTGGGGAAAATGAAATGGAACGGCTGCTGACACTGTACAGCGAAGTTCAGTCAACAGATGTTCGGTGGTTGTGGTATCCGTTTATCGCAATCGGGAAAATCACACTGCTGCAGGGTGATCCCGGTGACGGAAAATCCACCATGATGATGAATCTGATTGCGGAACTTTCAATGGGTGGTAGGACCCCGGACGGATGCAAAATTAGTGCGCCGCAAAAAGTGATTTATCAATGCTCCGAGGATGGGGTTTCTGACACGATAAAGCCCCGTCTGGAACGCTGTGGGGCAGACTGCAGAAAGATTGCTTTCATCAATGAAGAAGTTTATAACGGCCTTACATTGGACGATGAACGCATCCGTCAGGCAATCATTGAATTCCGGCCGCGATTGGTCGTGATCGACCCGATTCAGGCTTATCTTGGCAGTGATTCCGATTTACAGATCGCAGGCAGGGCACGAAAACTGATGCGCCGCCTTGGAATGTGGGCTGCTGGCTATGACTGTGCCATTGTTTTGATTGGTCACCTTAATAAAAAAGAAGGCTCCAAAGGGCTGTACCGCAGCCTTGGCAGCATTGATGTTGTGGCAGCAGCACGAAGCGTCCTGCAGGTGGAGCGAGATACAGAGAATCCTGATATAAGAATTGTACATCAAATCAAAAACAGTCTTGCGCCTACGGCAGAAGACATCCGCTTTTCCATTTCCGCCGACAAGGGCTTTCAGTGGCTGGAATGCAGGCCGCAATCTTTTGAAAATCAGAAACCAGATAGAAAACCCGAATTTGAATCGGAACAGCAAAAAGCGGTCTATTGGATTAAGCATTTTCTTGAAAAAGGCGATATGAGCGCGAATGAAATTTAT